TGGACGCCATCAGCGAGGATGAGCGGGTGCAGATCATGCTGGACGCCACGGCCCGCCAGCCCTTGGTGGCCGAATAAAAAAAGAAGCAAATGAATACGGTTCGGGCAACCGCTCCTTCCAAGGCAGATGGGGGCGGTTGCCCCGCTGTTTTACCAAACTGTGATAATGGGGTGAAGGGGGCGGTTGCCCCGCTGTTTTACCAAACTGTGATAATGGGGTGAATTCATGCCTGCCAATATTCCTTCCACGTTTTTCGGCTGGGTGCAGTTTTTGCTGAACAAGTATGGGGATATGTTCCTGCGGGGCACGGGGGTCACGCTGCTGGTGGCGCTGAGCGGCACGGCGCTGGGCTTTTTGCTGGGGCTGCTGGTGGCCATTGTGCGCACCATTCCCTTGCCCAAGGGCTCCTCCCTCCGGCGGCTGCCCCTGCGGGCGGTGCATTTCCTGCTGAATGTGTATATTGAAGTGTTCCGCGGCACGCCCATGATCGTGCAGAGCATGGTGATCTATTACGGCTCCATGATGGCGGGCATCATCCAGCGGGGCGCGCCGGTGCTGCCTGCCGCCATTTTTATCGTGTCCATCAATACGGGCGCGTACATGGCGGAAATCATCCGGGGCGGCATCATCAGCGTGGACGCGGGGCAGAAGGAGGCGGCCACGGCCATCGGCATGACCCATTGGCAGGCCATGGTGAAGGTGGTGCTGCCCCAGGCGGTGCGCAATATCATGCCCTCCATCGGCAATGAGTTCGTGGTAAACATCAAGGATTCCAGCGTGCTGAACGTGATTTCCCTGAACGAACTGTACTTTACGGGCAAAGGGGCGGCGGGCACCTACGGGCGGTATTTTGAAGCCTTCTTTGTCATCGCCTGCATTTACCTGGTGCTCACCTTTACGGTGACAAGGCTGCTGCGCCTGCTGGAAAGGAAAATGGACGGAAGCAAAAATTATACCATTTACGGCTCTCAAAGCGACAGCCACAGCAGCATTACCATTCACGAAGGGGAGGAGGCGTGAGCGTGGAAAACAAGATTCTGGAAATCAAGCACCTGGTAAAAAGCTTTGGGGACCATCAGGTGCTGCGGGATATCAGTTTCCAGGTGGAAAAGGGCGAAGTCATTTGCATCATCGGCTCCTCCGGGTCCGGGAAAAGCACGCTGCTTCGCTGCATTAATTTCCTGGAGCAGCCGTCCGGCGGTGAAATACGCTATCACGGCAGGAACGCCGAAACGGAATGGAAGCGCACGCTGTACAACAGCAAGGTAGGCATGGTGTTTCAGTCCTTCAACCTGTTTGGAAACATGAACGTGCTGGAAAACTGCGTGCTGGGGCAAATGCAGGTGCTCAAAACCCGGCGGGTCGAAGCGGAAAAGCGGGCGGTGCATTACCTGGAAAAGGTGGGCATGGGAGCCTACCGCCACGCCCGGCCCGCCCAGCTTTCCGGCGGGCAGAAGCAGCGCGCGGCCATTGCCCGCGCCCTGTGTATGGAGCCGGAGGTGCTGCTCTTTGACGAGCCCACCAGCGCCCTGGACCCCGAAATGGTGGGCGAAGTGCTTTCCGTTATGCAGGACCTGGCCTCCGGCGGCATGACCATGCTAATCGTCACCCACGAAATGAGCTTTGCCCGCGACGTGGCCAGCCGCGTGCTGTTCATGGACGGCGGGGTCATACTGGAGGACGCGGCGCCGGGCGAGCTGTTTACCGCGCCCAAACAGCAGCGGACCCAGGAATTTTTAAAGCGGGTGCTGTCGCGCCAATTGTAAATCTCTCATTAATTCAGTGTGAAACGGCATCTATTCAATCCTCAGAAGCGGAGCGAAAAGCTTCGCTTTTTTTGTTTGGAAAAACAGCCGTTTTCAAAATGACGAAAATGGCAGGATACAAAAATGGCAAATTGCCGCTCAGGGACGGCAAGCAATCCGCCAGGTTTGAAAACGGAAGGGAACAGGCGCTTTACAAGCGGGCGGAAGGCGGCGTAAGATGGGAACAAATGAGAACACAAGTTCCCTATTTGCTTTGACGAAAAGGAAAACCGCGGAGGGGAAAGGACGGAACCATGAAAGGAAAGCTGAATGACCGGGACGCGAAATGTCCCTTTTTCTGCGCTCACACGAAGGACAGCGTGGTATGCGAGGACCTGATTCCGGACAGCCGGGCCAGCCTGCGCTTTGAGGGGAGAAACGGAAAAAATATTCAGTACGCCGTTTTCTGCTGCCTGCACTATGAAAACTGCGAACGGTACAGGGCCCTGCAGCAAAAATACCAGGAAGAGGGGGAATGAGGCCGGGGGCTCTTATTTCCAAAAGGCTTTTGAGAGAATGCTCCGGGAGGTGGTGAAGGGTGCCGGAGGATGAAAGAAAAGCGAAGGCGGAGGAACGGTTTTTGAGCGGCGGCCTGTCGCTTCGGGCGCTGGCGGAAGAAATTGAGGTAAGCTATGGCACCGTGAGGAGATGGAGCAAAGAAGGAGAGTGGATGAAAAAGAGAACAAGCGGACAGCGGAAAACCGCGAAAAAAGAAGCGGGCAAAGGAAAGGCCGAAAAGCTGGGCCGGCTGCGGGAAGCCTCGGACGAATTGGAAAGCGCCCTGCTGACCGCCGCCAGGGCCATTGCCAGAAACATGGACGCGGACCAGGAGGGCTTGCTGGTGACGGACGGAAAGGACCGGGCCGGAAACCTGAGCCGCATCATTCAGGCCGTCAGCAAGCAGGCGGAAACGCGGATTCTGCTGGAGGACATGATGACCAAGGAAACGGGCGAGGGCGGCGCGGTTCTGCGCCTGGATGGGGAAGCGGAAAAGCTGGCTGAGTAATCAAAAAAAGGAGGCGAAGGCTTGCGGGTGATCCATATGCCGCCGCCCAACGCGCGGCAGCGGGAATTTTTCCGGGCGAAAGAAAAGTATGTAATATTCGGCGGGGCGCGAGGGGGCGGGAAAAGCTGGGCGGTGCGGTGGAAGGCGGTGCTGATGTGCGCCAAATACGCGGGGCTGAAAGTGCTCATCATGCGCAGGAGCTACCCGGAGCTATTGGAAAACCACATCAACCCCATGAAGGATTTGCTTTACGGCATAGCCAGGTACAACGGGACGGAGCATGAATTCCGCTTTCCCAACGGGAGCCGGATCAAATTCATGTATTGCAGCCGGGACGACGACCTGAGGAACGTGCAGGGGCACGAATATGACGTGATCGCCATCGACGAGGCGACGCAGATGACGGAGTACCAGATCAAGTCCATCGCGGTGTGCGTGCGCGGGACCAATGAATTTCCCAAGCGGCTGTACATGACCTGCAACCCAGGGGGGCCGGGGCACCAGTACATCAAGCGCCTGAAGGAAGGGAAATTCCGGGAGGGGGAAAGGCCGGAGGATTACGTATTCATTCAAAGCCTGGTGACGGACAACAAGGCGCTGATGCGGGAACAGCCGGACTATATAGAGCAATTGAAGGCGCTGCCGCCCAAGCTGCGGGACGCGTGGCTGTACGGGAACTGGGATATCTACGAAGGGCAGTTCTTTGAAGAGTTCGTGGACGACCCGGAACACTACCTGGATAAGAAATACACCCACGTGATCGAGCCCTTTGAGCCGCCGAGGGGCTGGAAAATTTACCGCTCGTTCGACTGGGGCTACGCCAAGCCCTTTTCCTGCGCCTGGTGGGCGGTGGACTTTGACGGGGTGTTTTACCGCATCCTGGAATTGTACGGATGCCGGAAGGACCGGGACGGGACGGACATACCGAACGAGGGCGTGAAATGGATAGACGACAAAATCTTTTCAGAAATCGCCCGGATGGAGCGGGAGCACCCGTGGCTGGCGGGCAAGAAAATCCAGGGCGTGGCGGACCCCAGCATATGGGCGGGAGAGGAAAACGGGATCAGCCGGAAGGACGTGGCGGAAAAGCACCGGGTATATTTTGAAAAGGGAAACAACGACCGGATACCGGGCTGGATGCAGTGCCATTACCGGCTGGCGTTTGATGAGAACGGCTACCCGATGATGTACGTATTCAAAAACTGCCAGGCGTTCATCCGCACGATTCCGCTGCTTTGTTACGATGAGCACGTGGCGGAGGATTTGGACAGCACGCAGGAAGACCACGTGGCGGACGAATGGCGGTATTTCTGCATGACGGACCCCATTAAGCCCAGGCTGGCGAAGGAGGAGCGGGCGCCCATGATGGACCCGCTGAACCAGTGGGAAAAGAAGCGGAGGAGGTAAAGGACATGAGCGAAACGAACGCGCCGGTTATGCGGCGGATGACGCGGGAGCGGCTTCAAAAGGCCAACGAAACGCTGAAAAAGTACAAGGCGGGAAAGGCGAAGCTGGAAAACCGGCTGCTGGAGGACGAAAAGTGGTGGCGGGGCCACGCCTGGGACAGCATGGCGGAGCAGGGGAACCCGAAGAACCCGAAGCGGCCCACGAAATGGCTGGTAAACGTCATCATGGGCAAGCACGCGGACATGATGGACGCCTACCCGGAGCCGGTGATACTGCCCAGGGAAGAAGGAGACGAGCAGGAGGCGAAAATGCTGTGCAGCATCCTGCCGGTGATTCTGGAGCAGAACCATTTTGAAGAAGTATACAACAAGCAGGCCTGGGAAAAA